CCATAGTGACTATGGACTACATATAATATTTTTGAAAACAGTTGATATTTTGCGAAAGTCTTTGCGTCAAATTCAAACTGATTTTCTCCTAAAAATTTATTCTCACAAGGAATCCATTTTTCCTTGTTATTTTCTTCTATTAGAAGCCCACACATTTCACGAGGAGCTTCTTTCTTTGCGTACTCAAAGATGTCGTCTAAAAACTTAGTCAAATAACTTAGACCCTGGGAATCCTCCGAAAGGTAGAATCTTTGCACTATTTGTTCTAGCTTGAGGTCTTGAATCTGTGCTTGAAGCATTTATGGGCGTATATCCAAATCTTTTATTACAAGAAGAAAGTCTTTTTCCACATTCATCCCCTCTTCTCCAGTAGTTAGTAAATCCTGGTGTATTGCCTATAGATTGTTGTTTTGTTTTCCAAATAAAATTAGCACTTAAAACCATTTCATTTAGTCTATCATCTGAATATACTTTATAAGTAGTACTTGCATTATAAGTACTGTACACTCTTATAGCGTCAAATTTTGCATTAGAATCATCTGGAGTGCCTAGTGCTGTTTTTGTCCCTGTAGTATTTACTAGCCAGTATCTGACTACGTTAGTTACTGGAGTATAAATTCCATTTTCATCTATTAAAGTAGCTGCGTTACTTGTTGTTTTTACATAAGAGTTAATACTAAAGTTTGTACTTCCAGAAGCAGCAGTGTAGTCTGTAAAAGAACTAGTTGAAGGTACTATGTACTCATCGTCTATTGTTGTATATACTTGTTGAAATACTGATGTGGCACTCCCTACACTATGAGTACCATGTCTATGCCAACTGCAGCCTCCACACTTAGAGGACTCAGCCAAGTCAGGGCTAGCTCCTGTATACTCCCAAGGACACGCATTAGCTACTATTTGCCTAGCAGGTATTTTTACTCCTTGTAAATCAAAAGGAGAAGATAGTTCAAATGTGACTATAGAAGAGTCTCTACTCATAACTTTTGATATAATCCATACTTGACGTACAAATTCTATAGATTGCACTCCAGAACCTGTATCGCTAGACTCACCTTTAAGATATTTTCTTAAAGTTAATCTTCTAATAAACTTTTTACCTAGTAGAGAATCTATATCTGATGTACCTATTAAAGTTGTAAAATTATTTCCTATATTTGAAAAATTACAAGTAGGTCTACTTATGGCTCCTGTTATTTTTATATCAAAACCATCTGCAGCTACAGGATAAGGGGCATACGTTCTTAAAGTACTATTATTATCATGGTCGTAAAGCTGTAGAGAAGAGCCGCCTGAATTTTCTCCAGGAGTTACATAAACAAAACTATTATCACTTTTTTGTAGTTCCATTAACTCCATAAGAGGAGAACTCTGTGCCTGTGCTTGTAAATCTTGAATAAGAGTATTTGTGCTCACGATTCGTAAACTCTTCTAAATGTTGCAGTGCAAGAATAAAAATTATCATAAGTCCAAACTTGATTCCATTGTTGGCAAATTACTTTTACTGTTTTTTCACTACTTCCTGAATTAGTATCTGATAATACGTAACTAAAAGCAGTTACTGCACCTTTAGTTTCAAAAAATTCTACTATATCATCTATCTCTGCTTTAGGTCTAGTATTAAAACTAACTGCAAATACTTCAGGCACGTTATTTATACCATCAGCAATTCTATGCTCATAGCCATCTCCAAAAGTGCTCAAAAGAACTTTTGGTTTATTTGTACTTTTTAGACCTTTATCTGGTACTACTGTACCTAAAGTGCCTCCTACATTGAATCCTACTGCCATAATATATTAATAAGGACTTAATTGTCCGCCTGGTCGTTGTTGTTTTTCTAATTCATTTTGTACTGCCTGGGCTATTGACCTTCCCATTTCATACATGTCTCCACTGTTAGAAGTAGAGGTTTGTGCTCCACCTGCAGATACATTCACTGTTACGTTTCCACCCATGCCACCACTTATAGGTATTGATTTTCCATCTGGTAAAGGTACTACTGCTTCGTTCCCATGCATCATTGCTGGGTAACCTGAGTTAGACCCTGAAAATACCCCTCCATTTGCTGCGTATACAGGAGTAATCCCTCCTTTCTTGAATCCAAATGTTTTAAATATGTTAAATGCTTTTTCCACTCCACCTGTTTTATCATCCACGCTTCTGTCTGATTCTAGTCCATATATACCTTCCATTCCAGCTCTGATTCCGTTTATGTGAGCGTTTTTTATTATCTCTGCCCCTCTTTGATAGTTATCTAAATCTTTATTTCCAAAAACAAAATCAGATACAGTTTTAGCCATTTGGTCAGATAATGTTTTTGATAAACTTTCAAAAATACCTTTTCCCATTAATGCAATATTTTCTGTAAAACTACTATTTTTACCTGTCATTAAATTATCCATACCTGATGCCATTCCTTTTTCAAAAGAATTTTTAGCAGCCATTTCCATTTGAAACATAGTATCTAAATTCTTTTCTAATTGCAGTCCTTGTGCTTTTAGTAACGCTAATTTTTCGTCTTCTAGTACTAATTGAGCCATAGCCTTTTCGCTACCTTTTGCCCTGAGTTCATCAGTTAATAATTCTTGGTCCGCTATTCTTATTTGATTATTCATAAAAGCTTGTTGTTTTTTCAATTCTGCAGTTTGAAGTCTAGTAGCGCCTAATGCATTTTCTGTGAACATTCTTTGTGCTTTTGTTTTATCTTTTATGAACTGCATTTCTAACAAATGCATTCTTGTACCTTCCATTTCAGTAAGTAATCCATATTTTTTGAGGAATTCAGAACCACGTTTTGCTATATCTTCTTCTGCCTGGTTAGCTGCTTCTGTTCCACTCATAGTCTTATCACCATACGAGACCCTGCCGTCATCACCGAAGCTTCTATACTGGTCTGCATTATTTTGCAGATTTTTTATTGTTGCTTCTTCATTAGCTATCTCTGTCAACATTGTTTCGGGTAAAAACGTTTTTAGGATATCCATACTACCTTTATCAAAAAGTCTACCTGTTCCAACTTTTAACTTAATTTGTAGTTTTTCGTAGCTTTCACCTAACCCAGTTATAGCTTCTCCAATAGACGTTATATTAGAAGTTAATCTACTTATTTGTGTTTGCGGGTTACGAAATGAATTAAGTGCTTTAGCAAAATCTTGTACAGAACTTGTCATGATTTGTGTAGTTTGAGCAACTCCTTTGATAGCGCTTCCTGCTATTGTTCCATCTTCTTTTAACGTTTGGAAGTATGTTAATACAGCGTTAAAGGCTTCTTCATTTACGTCGTCTTTTAAAGAGTCTCCTAATGCCTTGATTCCCATTTGATGTTGCGCATACGCAAGAGAATTTTCTAGTAATAATGTTTGTTCGGCTTTTAATGCTTGTAAAAGTCCTTCCATTCCTTGCTTTTGATCGTCACTCAACTTACCTTCTGATTGAATACCTCGACCGTCAAGACCTGTTCCGCCCACCCGTCCAAGCATATTATATATAAAACTATCAATTTTATGATTGTTGTCACTTCTTGTACCATCACTACGTTGAAAGAAATAATTCTTAGCGCCCATACCTTCTTGTAGTCCTTTCACTGCTTGTCCATAGTCTATATTTGATAGTGCTCTTGCTGTTTGTAGTGCATTTGTCATTAAAGCATCTGCTGTTACTAGTCCTTCTATCATTTTATCTAAATCTTCTGCATTTTGAGAGAATAAATTTCCAAACTCTTTTTGTGCTGATTTATATTTTTTCTCTGATTCGTCAGACCTATCCATGAATTGTTTTAACATTCCAAAAACACTGATAGCTAATCCAGCCCACCCTAAAAAACTTACAGCCATTGTTAAGCCTCTACCCAGAAATTTCATAGTACCTATAAAACTTCCATATTCAGCTTTCATTAGTAACAAAGTTCCAAAGAATTTGGATTTCATTTTTGCTAATGCTCCTCCCTGGTCTGCTGCCATCTGTAAATTATGGGCTTTTAATACTTGTATCATTCTTGCTGATTGTGCTTTAGTAAAAGTAGTATAGTCTAAATATAGAGAACTTTTACGATTAAGTGCCGTTTCAAAAGCTTTTAACTCTTTTTTAGTTTGTAAGTTACCAAACGAGGCTTTACCTTTATCGGATAACATACCTCTAGAATTAACTGTTTGTCTCATATTGGACATTTCATTATCCATATTCATAGCAGGTATTGCAGGAGTAAGGGCTCTAATTAGTTGACTACCTGCAAGAAGACCTACACCAGCTGCAGCTACTGTATTTTGAGACATTGCTAAAGCTGTGAATTCTGCAAAAGGACCTATAGCTCTCTTTAAAGAGTTTACTAAATCATCAAAAGATTTAGCTAACTTTGAAAGTGCATTTGCTTGAGTTTCTACTCCACCAAATTTTTCTACACCTTGTTCTAATACTTCATTAACCACTGCTTGTGATTTCTCGAAAATATTTAATTGATTTTTTGTTTTACCAATAGAAAGAGCATATTTTTCAGACGCAGTCTCTAAACGAAGAATAATACCTAATTCATCTAATAATTCTGGTTCCGCTTTTACAGCACCTCTTACTAATCTATTAAAAGAATCTGTCAAGTCTCTGCCTAACATAAGAGAAGCATTTTTTGCAACAATACCTAAATCATTAATTTGTTTTGTTCCTAATCCAGCTGCTGTAGCAATAGCTACTGATTGTGCTGCTTCTGCAAATGCTAACTGTCCATCTGTTGCTGCCTGTAGGTTTCTAGTCATAATTGAAAGATTCTGTCCTGTTCTTTGGGCATATTCAGCTTGACCTTGTTGTAGTATTCTCAAATCTCCAGCACTTTGTAAAAATCTAAAAGCTGCTCCAATAGCAAATATATTAGCAGCTAAGGTAGCATATGCAGGCACAAGTCCACCTGTGATGCCCTGAGCCATCTTGGAAAAGTTTTTAGTTTGATTTGATGATTGACGTGATGCGCCTTTGAAGTTACGATTTAGAGTTGCTTCAGAACGACCCAATTTATCTACAGCTTTACCTGCTTTTTTTGTTTGTCCTTCAAATACTTTTAGAGTACCGTCATCTCCTATTTTAAAGATTAGGTCTGCTATGTTGATTTTCTTTTTTCCTGCCATGATTATCTAGGTATATTTGCGGAGTTAATTCCTCCACCTTTAGCTGAAGGCTTTTTAGCCTTACGAGCCTGCTCGTTTTTTTCGTTTATCTGTTTAGCATTTCTGCCTTCTATATGCTTTAAAAAATAAAGAATTGTTTTCTTCTCTTTATCTTCTATGTCCCAGATATCTAATGTTGTCCCTAGAGACGACATATCTTTACCCATGTAATGGCCACTCATGCCTTCCCACCTATCCGGTAGAACGTCATGTATAACAAATGCCACCTGTACTTCATAGGGATAGTCTCCCATTTCAGGCGGCATTTCATTTGGGTCTGGTTCAGTTCCATGTTTTTCACATATTGATAAATATGTGTTTATGTCTACTTGACCAGTCCTAAAATGTTTGTCTAATAAACCAAGTATTTCTTTTACTTGGTCTTGGTAAAATGCTCCAAGTCACTGGTCACCTCCGTAACCCATGTGTCAAAGTCTGATGCATTTTTCATTAAAGTTTCGGCATTTTCTTGATTAAAGTTTAATTCGTCTTCTGGGTTTACTTCTGTTATATCGACTAATAGAAGCTCTTCTAAGTACTTATATTTCAGTCCTGACCACCCTTTGATTACTGCTTTGCAATATTCGGTTAAGAATTTTTCTTCATCAAGAGTGTCTTCGAAAGCTCTTGTTTTTCTATTTAATTTTTGAGATAAACACTTATTTCGTAATTTAAGTAGTTCTTCTCTTGCTAAGTAACATATATTTACTGAAAATCCTTCTAAAGAGGGATATTCTACTGCTACTGTTTTACTTGGAGTCATAAGACTCACTAGTGATACTTTTTTGTTCTGTTCTGTCATAATACTTTCCTTTCTGTTCTGTTAAAAATGTGGGAGGGCATTACCCCTCCCGGTTTACTTAATATATTAAGTTACTGTTGGTCCTGTTGCTACTAAAGTAATTTCGTCTTTTTCATCTACGGAAGATGGTAAAGCATGGAAACTAGTTTCTAAACTAATTAAATCTGAGATTGAATGTGTAGGTACTTCTAAATGACAAGTAGGCATAGTTACTGTCATAATAGGAGTATTATTTGTTCCACCAATTACAAATGTTAGTCCAAAACTATTTGTTATAGTATCTGTTTGACTGATAATATCTTCAAATAAGTCTGTGCTTGAGCTACCAGTTGCAGGAGTATTTAAGTAACAAGTAAAACTACCCATTACACTTCTAGTTCCTGTAACATGTCCTAAAGGTTGATTTACAATCCCTAGAGTTTCTGGCGTTAAATATGATATATTATTAGATATAGTAAAGTTACCGCCTGTTAGTGTTAAATCATAAGCACTTTGCATTCCTGCTTCTGTGAACGTTAAAGTTGCACCAGCTGCAATAGTACTAGCTGCACTTAAAGTTAATCCTGCACCTGATATAGCGGATACTTTAGTATCTAGTGGTACTCCTGTGCCTGAGACTGTTTGTCCAACTTTGATTGCTGCATTAGCTCCACTTAAAGTTACAGAAGTAGCATTATTAACTGCAGCTCCACTATTAGTTTGTGTAGTTTCTACGTTAGATACTGTTAAATCTGTAAGTCTATTTCTGATGAAGTTATTAGTGTCTGTAGAGGCTGTACCTTCGAATCTTGTTGCTGCTGTTATAGAACTTTCTTCAGTTATGATTGAACCCATTCCTGACCATTGTGCTGTTGCTATTCCATCAATATCGTAATCAACTGTTACTTCATTTACTACACAATTAGCAATTTGATAAATAACTGGAGTTGCTTTTCCGCTACCCATTTCAAATTGTAATGTGAAAGTATCTAATGCTGCTACGTTTGAGTTAGCAAAATTAATAGTAGCTGCTGAGCCACTAGTTGCAAACCCAGGCTTAGAGCCTCCTATTGCTGTTGAACCTGCTAGTGCATTCCATAAAGCTTCTTCTACTAAATGCTTGTCACCTGAGCTTCCAGCGTGTTCTCCACCAGAACCTGCTGCGCCAGTAGCGAAAGGTCTAATGTAAGTTGAAAAAGACCATTCTGCTGGTGCGTAAGAATCAGTAAACATTTGTCTAGCTCTTCTGCTGTCTCCAGCTGCATTGGTCATTTCGTTGAGTGTTACCTC